TTGCTGAGCGACGAACTCCGCCTACAACAACTACTTCACCAATCTTGCACATGATATCGTGGCATTCAATTGGCTTTAGGTTTCTTCCTGTATCGCTCTTGAACTTTGCAATTGTAAAATCAAATAGATTAATAAGTGGTTGTGGACCTGATGATCTTCCACCCATTGTCTTAAGTCTTGCACCTGCTGGTCTTACCTTAGAAACATCAATTGCTGGAATCTGTCCAGACCATAGTAGTGCTAGCAACTCACGGTATGCTTTAGCCCAACCTTGCTTTGAGTCTTCTACTGTAATTACTGTAGTTGACTTCTCTAGCGATTCTGGGACGGCAGGAAGTTTATTAATATACTTATACTCAACAGAGAATCCTACACCTGTACCGCACATAAGAATATACATTGTCTCATCAAATGAACGTGGTGAATCAACTGGTAGGAAAGCACAGTTGTATCCTGCTACATTATCTCTTTCTAATGCTACTCCTGAAGTCATTACAGAGCGCATTGATGGCATGACGTTTCTCTCAAATACACCGTTTTTTAATTCCGCAACAAGCTTCTCATCTGGAATATAATTATAATTTTCTTTTAGATGGTTTAGCATAAAGCTAAAATATCTATCTACTGTCTCACCCCAAGTCTCGCGGCGATTATCTTCTGACATCCATCTTGCATATCTGGATAACGCAATGAAATTTTCGTACGGGTTTGCAATAGTTTGTGACATTTATATACGACCTTTTCTCCGCCTTGCGGTGTAATTTATTTGTGAAGTTCTAAGTGTATCAAACTTTTATTTAATGGTCTATGCTTAAAAAATATTTTTTTATATATCATTATGTGAGATGCTGTTTTAGTCAACTAACTTGACACTTGTTTGCATTTAATGCTATTCTTAGAGTTCGTTATCTCTATAGGAGGAAATGCCAATGGAGAATATAAAACAACAGTTTAGCGATTTAGTTCGTGACTGGACGATAATAGCAGTGACAACACTGTTTTTGTTTTCTAACACACAAGCTAGCGCTTTGACTGTAAAGCCTTTAGTGAAAACTGAAGCCCAATTAAAGCAAGAAGTCTTAGATAGTTTTAGTAAAGAGATTTACAAGCCATCTGAGATGCTTACAGACGAAAAGCTAGTTCTACTACTTGAGACTGTAGGATTCGAAGGACTAGGCCTTAAAAAAGCTTGGTCAATAGCAAAGCGTGAATCTAATGGAAGACCGCTTGCATATAACGGGAATAAGAATACAGGAGATAGTTCTTACGGACTATTTCAAATAAACATGATTGGAAATCTTGGTCCAGAAAGACTTGAGAAATTTGATCTACAGAGTAACAAGGAGTTATTCGACCCAGTAACAAACGCAGAGATAACGTATTATATGACCAATGGCGGCAGTGATTGGTCAGCTTGGAAGGGGATAACCCCAAGAGCTAAGGAATTTTATTTAAAATTTCCGACAAAGTAAAGGAGATGGGATGAGGATACAATACGTATCAACTTACATCTCCATGTCAGAAGAAGGATTGGTTGAAAAGCTTTTATGCCCAGTAGACCAATCCATTCTTTTTTGTAATCAAGATTTAGAAGAAAATATTTATTTATATTGCTTAGAATGTGAATATAAAAATAATATTGGAAAGTCAAAATATGATAAAATAGTAAAAGGTGTTGAGGAGAATATAAATGTGTAATGGAAATTGTATTTGCAAAATAGAAAATGAATCAGTTCAAATTAAAGAAACTGATGCAATGGGTAGAGAAATTTTTTGGCAAGATGCAGGAAGACCAGAATAAAAATGAGTCCTCTGACTTAGAGGACAACCTGCCTATGGTTACATACATAATGCTACATAGGATTTATGACTTGCTTTCTTTAATTTCCAATAAGATTGTTGGAAATGAAGATACTGAAAAAATGATTAAGTATCACGAAGAAGGATATCTCTTAGGGCCTGTTCCTTCATTCAAACCGTCTGAAGAAAATAATTGACTTTACCTAAAAGATATAATATACTTTAAATTCAGGTTGAGTTATGCTCCCTGTATACCCCTAGTTGGATCCGCCTCCAGCTAGGGGTTTTTAATATTAATTTCGTGATACAATTAAGCATATTGCAATGGGGGAAAAATGTATTTCTATGACCGACCAGATTGTATAAAATTATCGAGTTACGTGGATGCATATGGCACACCTAGCGGCATATTTCTGTTTAAAAACTTTATACCTGAAGATCTTATGCTTGATCTTGAAAAAGAACTTTTAGAAAAAGACGACAGAGATAAAAATAAATACGACAAGAGTTTAATAAGCTGGTATGTAGATAAGGTTTCTCCTAGACCTACACGTCTTTTAGAATTTTGGGAGCTTGTAAGTGAAATATTACACCCACACTATGTTATACATCCATCTCAATCAATATTAAATGTTAGACCTGGAGATGGCGGAATGTTTTGCCACTCAGATAGTCCTGGAAAAGGACAATGCCACAGACTTTCTCAAGATGACAAGTACGCAACATGCTGTCTAATAGATTACGGTCTTGTTGCATATTTTGGACATTTTACTGGAGGAGCAATTTATTATCCAGACGTTAATGTCGACGGAACATTAAAAGAAGAAGGAAATAGATTTGAAGGTTGCTTTGAGTACCAGCCTGAAAGAGGAGATTTAATCATACACAGTGCATTTGATCCATACAGTCACGGTGTTAGAGAAGTCGAGTCTGGTATTAGATTTGCTTTTTCTAATTTTTCTTTAAAAGCTGAAGATAACCCAGGAACTTTCTATAATTACAAAACAGAAGAGTACTACAAACAAATTGGTAATCGCACTGAAGAAGAAATTGATATTTGGATTAAGCCTTTAAAAGTAAACCCTATGTTTACTCCAGAGCGCATACAAGAAATGCAGAAATCTGGTTTAGAGGGCGTGGATCTTGCTGAAAAATTTATGTCGGAGTTTAAAGAGCACTAGCATGCCTAGGGATCATTTTAGCAGGATGATGAGTAGTCCATACTTTCAAACAAATCATTATAAAAATGAAACTCCTGGAGGAAGAATGGAACAAAGAATAAATTATCTTTATAATAAGCTAAAAGATAAAGTGTTTAAGAATCGCCGCAGTAGCTAAGCAACACCAAATTACATTAAATATAATAATTGTTGGTAAAGTCTTTCTTGTTGATGTCCATATTAAAGACATGCTAGATACTAATGCAAAAATATAAAGCCACCACCATTGCATACCAAAAAGAAGTCCTGGAACAATAATAGTAACCTTAGTCATAAATGATATAAACTCTATAGTATTAACTTTATTCCAATAGTCCCTGTGTCTCATCTGCAATAAAACATATTTTATATTACTCATTGAAGCCTCCGTTTAATTTTAAAAAGTCATAATGTTTTATAGATTTTTTAGACAAAGCCTTTTCTACTTCAAAATTTTCTTGTATTTCTTGATTAAATTTTTCGTATTTTGTTGCAAAATTAAATAAATTATTTTCATCCATTATTCCATTGCCTTTAGCAACAATATAATAGCTGTACTCTGGCCATAAAAGATCATAGATTTTTATTTCATCAATATTAATAATTTTTTTATACGTTTCTTTTAAAGAATCTGGAATTTTATTATTCAATGTAAAGTTTTTCCAAAACTCATTGTTTGTCTTATTTGTCATATAGTGTAGGTATATAAAATCTTTTATAGCTTCGGAATCTTTAAAGCATTTTTTATTTATATGCTCTCTGTAGTTGCCAGGGCTTAGCGCCTCTACGTCTTCATGAAAAACTCTGTTTAATGTTGTTGCAGTTTGCTGCAATGATGTAGCTTCTAGTGGCTCTACAAATCCTGCTGACAGACCAACGGCAATGCAGTTGCCAATCCAGATATCTTCAAAAGCTCCAGGTTCAAATTTAAATTGCTTTATAAATTCAACATCTCCATACTTTTCAACAATTTCTTTTCTTATATCTTCATTAGATACCAGCCTCGAATCATATACATAGCCACACCCATACCTGTGCTGAAGTGGAATTTTCCAAACCCAACCGTAATCTCTTGCGGTAGATTCTGTGTATGGTTCTATCTCTTCTTTGTTTTCAATCTTTAAAAAGAATGCTTGTGCGGAATCTGCTGGTAAATTGTCTGAATAACTTATCCACTTTCCACCCAAAGAATTTCCAATAAAGTATCTTGCAAATCCTGTGGCATCTACTACAAAATCGGTATTTATAGTTGTTGTATCTTCTAGGGTAACTGATACTACGCTATTTCCTGATATTTCTGAATCAACAACTTTAGAATCAATATGAATGATTCCTCTTTCTAAACTTTTTTCTTTTAGAAATTTAGCCAACACTCTTGCGTCAAAATGTAAGGCATGGGATCCATGCTTTTTGTAGCTACCTTCTTCTTCTGTGTATGGAATTTTGTTTTGATCAGATATCATTGTAAAAAAACAAAAGTCTTCATCATTTATTTTTTTGCCATAAGCAAATAGCCTTGAGTTTGGAAAATCTTTATCTTCAAAATCAATAGATTTAAGATCTTCAACAGTTTCGGGATAAAAAGTAAACCCATGAAAATAGCTTCCACCATCTTCTGACCAGTTAGTAAACTTTATACCATTCTTGATAGTAGATTTTGTATTTGCAATTAAATCTTTTAAACTAATACCTAAGTCTTGAAAAAGGGTAAGTAGCATTGGAACTGTTCCTTCGCCCGCACCTATGATTCCAATTTCGGTGCTTTCTATTACGGTTACGTTGGCTTCTGGATATCTCTTGTGAGCAAATAGGGCAGATAGCCAGCCTGCAGTGCCGCCACCTACAATAACAATATTTGGTTTACTCATTATTAAATTCTACCATTCATGTATATATCGGACAAATAGTGCAAAAGTGAAAAATTGAAGTGCGGCGGCGGTAGAAGAACCTATTTAACATTATATTTCTCATCTCGACTAAATTGGTACAATAGATCCATTAACAATAAACACTCAGAATGGCTTTCTATGTACCATATGTCACATACCCCTGAACTTGCATTCAAACATTTGGCTAAACGCCCTTGTAGGACTTCTATGACCCATTCTAGCGAAGAGCTAGCCATAAGATTGTTAGCTTCAAAGTAATTATTTTCTCTATATCTTACATCGGCTAAATATTTCGCTAGTTTGTCCGATTCGTCCTTATTTACCTTATTATCCATAATGTATATATTCCAATAAGGATCCAAGATAGCCAGAGTATTGACCGATATAGTTTAGAAGTCTTCATTATCTATATCTTCTTCTAGGTCGAAATCAAAGATTTCTTTTTGTCCCGCCCAATTTAAAAATTTAGACAGTGCAACTCCTGAAAGGATTGCTATCGCAATTGTACTTACTAATGCCCATATCTTCTTCATATATATCCTAGTTGACTGCTTTATATATTACCAGTTAGGTATGCAATGATAGCAATTATCATTGGTCCAAATATTATTGATGCTTGAAGCCAATTCATATAACTCCTAAATTAAAATTACTAATATTAAAATTATAGCAACTAATGTTATGCCCAAAAATTTAATTTTTTTATGTCTTGGCCATTCATCAGGTACTATTACGTTGTTATTCATATTCTACTCCATTGTAGGGATACTGGGATTTGAACCCAGAATCTATTGTATATAAGACAAGTGCTTTAACCAGATTAAGCTATATCCCCTTGGGACTAGCGTATTCGGTTTCCCGCCACTAATTTTTCTATGCAATTGGTGCAAAAACTTTCAAGTATGCCTTTAGCGTTAATACGCTCTACATACTTTGGATTTTCGCAAAAGTCACATTTCATAAATCTATTGTACCATATTTTCAGTTGACTGCAATATATTTTTATGTTCTAGATAAATAGGAAACAAATCTTTCATTCTTTTATCTTCATTTAAATATTCTTTTATTTCACTTCTAAGATTTATTGTTTTTCTTGGATTATCATCCCTAACTGGCGCTCTATTTGCATTTTTCTTTATTAATGTTTTTATAACAGATTCTTCTGTAATAAAATCAAAATCATTTTTATAAACTTTTGTTTCAAATTTTGATACAACGTTTTGTACAAATTTTTTAGGATTACTGGTTAAAAATTCAAATGTTAAAGCATAAACTTTTTCATTATTATAATTATCTAAATAGTTTAAGTATTGCTTGATGTGCCTATCTATCTCTTCGCTTGTTTGCGGATGACCTAAATTAACTTTTCGTTCCCTGCTTTTGTCGTTTAAAAATGGTAATTCCATAGCTGATAGAATACAGTGATAGGGATTTCTTAATATAAAAATATTATCTCCTCCAGAATTTAAAAGTTGATAATTATGCTTAACGCTTGCTGAGCATCCTATATTGTGCAAAGCTGCTTTTGCAAAACTATTTCCAGATCCTTCTGGAGAATTAATTAGTATTGACATTTATAAAAAATTCCTTATGCTCATTATATCTTTCGTAAACTTGTTTTAAAGAGCCATTTGATATTAAAAATTTTTTTAAAGATTCTTTTTCTTTTACAGGAATTAATCTTTTTCTTATATGTTCTAAACGAAGACGTTTTTCGTCAATTATTTGTAAAACCTTAGCTTCACTAATGTTTTTATTAGCTATTTCTAAATTAAAAAAGTTTGCAACAGATGTAACAAAATCAATTGGGTCATTTCTTAAATATTCATAGGTTACAGGATAAATATGATCTTTTTTATAGTCATCAAGATATATGTTGTAAAGCCTAACGTAGTTTTTTATATTATGTCTGACCTCATCTTCATTGTTTATATCAAATGGCTGAAGAGATGGGTGTACGTCTTGAAAATGTTTTTCTAAAGCAGATAATATTGAATCGTATGGGTTTCTAAACAAAGTAATTTGATTTCTTGTTTCGTTTAGCGCATCTGGACGATGAAATACTTCAACCCAATACCCTAAAGTTTCTTCCAATAGTACACTGCAATAAGTATTGCCCGATCCAGGACTAGAGTTTATAATTAGCAAGCCTCTATCTCCTTTTTGTACTCAAAATATTTTTTTTGCATTTCTTTTACTGCTTCATTGTTACGAACAACATCTTCAATTTCAGTAAATGCAGAGGTGTGATTGTTTGGTATCCAAAATGAAAGATGTGTTCCTGCTATTTTTGGATAAATGTCTTCTATTGTAATAGAGTCAGAATATTTATCATTTAGCTTTAAATCAAAAAAGTTTACAAAATTTTTAATAGTTTGATTTGGATTTACAAACATTGACTCATAAGTAATTTTAAAAATATTTTCTTTTTCTTTTGATTTAGTAAAAAGCATCTCATATTTTCCTAATGCAATAGAAATTGAAGTTTCTAGCTGATCTTTTTCTTGAAATAGCTTTTCATATCCTTCTTTAAACTTCATAAAAATTTTTACGTTTTGAGTTACTGAATCTATTGGATCTCTTAATATATAAACAAAAGGATCTTCTTGATCCATCATATCTGGCCAATTATTGCCAAACCATTCGTCTTTTATTCCCTGCCCAGACGTTATGCTGATGTCTTCACAAACATGAAGCAAAAGCTTAGAGAATAAAACGCATCCAGAACCCATAGGTGCTATCACCTTAATAGTTTTTCCTACTGTCTCATCAAATTGAGGCTCTTGCATTACCATTTATATTTTCCTTTTCTAATTGTTTTTGATATTTAGCAAATAAGTCTTTCATGGGCTCGCTATCTAACACAGCCTTGTTTATAATGGACCTCATTTTACTTATATCTCTTGGAGTTCTAACTGATTCAATTTCAAGATTTTTCATTTTTTGTAAAATGGTTTTTGATAATAATTCTTTATTAAATTTTTTTAAATTTAAATTAAACCTATTAGAAAATTTAATTAAAAATTCTTCTGGATCTTTTGTTAAAGAATCAAATGAATATATCATAATGTATGAATTTTTTTCTTTATTTAATGTGTTTAAAAACCATTCGTAATCTTTTATTGATTTTTCAATTCTTGTTTCTAAGGCGTTTTTTAAGTTATATTTAATTTGATTTTTATCAATAGATTCAAGGCTAAGCTCCACACTAGATGCAATTGAATCATACGGGTTTCTTAACAAAGCTACATTGTGCATTTTGTTATCAAAAAAATCATAGTCATTATAGCTATTAACATGCTCGGAGTCTTTAACATACTCTCTCAATAAATTTATAGCAAATGTGTTTCCAGAGCCAGCTGGTGAAATTATCCTAAAAAATGATTTTGAAGATTTTTCCATAAACAAATTATAAATTTTTGCCCAATATTCTCTTTTTAGTGAATCTTGTGGGTGAGGTGCCCATGTTGCACAATCTTCAGGTGTAAACTCTTTAAGTCCAACTGCTTTTTTGATGTCATCTTGGGTAATTGGATAAGGCATTCTATGCTGAATAACATATTTATTTAGAGTGTCTATAAAAATTTTGTTGATGTTTTGTCTTTCTTCGTATGTGTAGCTTGGAGATATGCCCTCGTACTTTAAAAGCATTTCAGTGAATTGTGGGAGGGGTTCGATAATCTGTATAACAGAATCCTTATAATACTCACGTATGCGATCAAGATACTTTATAACAACCTCCTCAGTATTATTATGCTTTGGAAGCCACTGTCTAATATCGACATATCCTAGCCAAACTAGTACCAGGTCTGGATTTTTAAATTCGCTAAATGGTCTTACCCAGTGTTCTCTTGGCATATCAAGGTAGTCGCTTTGGCTTTCTATGCCGCTTGATTCATATTTTTCTTCTTCAAATTTTACTGGATCAAATGCGTAAGCTGTCATTCCAGCTACACCCCATACTTTAAAGTCTACGGGACATGTTTCAGGATTCCAGTGCTCCCAGATTCTAGTTGAATGACAATCACCAATAAGGTGTACAGATTTCATACTTTTATTGTACCATTTCAAGTATCACTTGATCTTAGGTCTTAGGTCTTATATATAATATATTTAAATATTATTGATTTACTGACCCCCCGACCCCCCTACAAAAATTATACTATTTGTTTTTTCCATGTCAAGCTTTTTCCAACCAATCCGATTGCGTGTCTGCTTGAACCAATAACTTCTCTGACGCCATGCATATAAAGATCTTCGAATCCTGGATGAAAAACTATAGATCCACGCTTAGGCTTATAATCAATATTTAGATTTGAGTAGTAAAGCTCTCCTCCCTCAAAGTCATCGTTTAAATAAATAGTAGCTGAAAGACAATCATGTTTTACAAGAGAGGGCTTGTTGTAGTCATCAACATGTGGATTTAGTTCCATGCCAGGTTGGATTCTCATTATAATACCAAGACCACCCCATATATATTTATAATCAGTTAATTTCGTAGCTCTATTTTCTATAAATTTAATATCTGGAAACACAGAGGTGTTATTAAAATACGTAGGGTTTACCCATCTCTCCTGAGTAACCCATTCTGTTTGTTTTATATGATCATCAAATCTTATAAGCTCTTCTTCAGAAAGAAAATTTTCTACTTCCCAAACACGATTATCCTCAGTTAAATAATTTTTCATATTATAATCTTACCATTTATTTTTAGTTGATCAGCAGTTTAGATTTTAAAAAATGTTAATAAATTTTTAATTTGCACGATACACATATAAATCAAAATCGGACAAAATGGATAGACCGCCCATAATGAGCGTGATTGTGGTGGAGATCACACGATTATTCTAAGATTTATTTAGACACGCCCGAGAATAGGGGTCTAAATGTCAGTCCCCCTTGCTATGATTAAGGTATAAAGAAAGTAAGAAAGTCTTACTAAGAAAGGTTAGGTCAATATGACTAACAGAATATGGGAAAGTCTAAATGACTACACCCTAGAGTCAGACGCTAAGCGTCTTGGATATGTAGCCTGCTCAGCAGGTTGCGGTAGAGTAACCGCTTGGTCTCTATGCGTAATGTGTGGCGGTAACTACGCCGAGCATAACCTAGTAGGTGTGAGGTAACTCACACGCACACGCTACGGCGTGTCGCTGGTAAATGTCAGCCCTATCGGCTACAATTACAGCATAACAACTAAATAAGGGTATGAGCCTAGCAAATAATCCGTAAGGTGAGCCTAGCGAATAAGACCCCCTAACAATTACTAACGAAAGAAGAAATAAATGTCATACGCATACAACACACGCACTAATAGCCTCTCTAAGTGGGACACTATTCAGGAAGATGTAGCCGACCAATACGCTTACCTAGATGAAGAGGTAGATGTAGAAGATGAAGAATTAGAAGATGAACTAACAGATGAGCAAGTAGACGCACTACTAGCAGAAATGGCGGAGGTAGCATAATGGGTTATGTAAAGGCTTTCCTAATGGATAACGAGGGAGCGGGTTGGGTTGATTTGTCAGACCTACCCGATACAATAAAACTAGATATAGAAATCGCACTACTACAAGAAGGAGCAATCTAATGACTATCACTTACTCAATATGGGACGGCGCACAATTACTAGGCGTTGATTTCAAGGCAACTAGCGCAGATGAAATGAACAAGGTAGTAGCAGACCTACAAAAGGTTTCTAAGAATGTAGTAGCACATATGCGAAAGGTAGAGATGTAATGACACTAGAAATAAATGACTATGGTATATGTCTAGATAGCGATTGGTTTTATATTGCACTAGATTGGAAACTAATAACACTAACCGCCCTAGTAGTAATTGGGTATAAGATTTATAAGAGAAAGAAGAATAAGTAATGACTACTAATCGCTTACTAACTACCGCCGTCCAATTACTACTAGCGGGCGTAACTATCCCGCTACTAATCGCCGTAATAAAAGACCTAAAAGAAAACGGGTTAAACTAATGAGCGATTTATTCGGATTTGAAAAAGCAATTCAACTAGATCACCTAAATCTAGAACAACTAAAAGAATTAGAAAAGATTCTAGAAAAAATTAAATAAACACGGCGTGTTGGCTTGACAATGTCAAGCTGGCCCGCAAAGGCACGGGGTCGGGCGTGTCGTTACGAGAATGTTATAAAATCCCGTGAATTTTGTGAGATTAATCACATTGGCCACGCTCCACATATTGAGACAAACCCTTGCAGAATTAACACTTTGTCAGTCCTATCCGCTATAATATCCACTATAACAACAACGAAAGGAAGCCCCGTGAATCTAGATGAATTCAAGGCTCATATATTAGCAACACGCCAGCAATCAAAATCTGAGGCTTTGTCAGTCCTCTCTGCTACAATTACAACTTCAACAACAACGAAAGAAGGTGCCACTAATGGCAACTAAACTATACACAATCGAAAACTTGCTAATCGGCAAGACTTACCGCTCAACTAATCGCCACTTTTCAGGTGAGATTATTTCTGCTGAACCTCGTCCAGCAATTTGGTATGGCGACAAAACAGAAGCCTACACAATCGAAGTTCGCACAGGTGGCTTGCGAAATAAATTCGCAACTGTTGCGGTAAAGGTTGGTGAATAATAATGGGAAACTTTTTTGATGAATTAGAAAATGTTTTCATTTGTGATGGTTGCGATACTCTCGCAACTGTTTCAATAAATGGCGATACAATAACTGTTCAACAATGTGAATGTGTCACATTAGATTGGGAGAGCGATAATGTATAAATTAACTTGCGCCTATGACTCAAATGCTCCGCATTGGTCTGCCGAATACGAAAACGAATTCGGTGCTTGGGAAAGTTTTTTCCGTTTTACTGATTGGGGAATGGCTAACGAATACTCAACTGTAAATATATCAACGCCAACTGGCAAAATGTATACAAAAGTTTTTTACAGAAATGGAATGGTATCCGTAAAATGATGACACGAAAGCACTTCGAAGCAATCGCAGAAATTCTAAATTACAACTCTGATAAAACTCATCCCGCTGTATTTTCTAAAATGGTTTTAGATTTTGCGGAGATGTGTGCAAAAGAAAATGAAAACTTTAATGTAGAAAAATTCTATGAGGCGAGTAATTATGTCATTCCAAAATTCTCTTCGAGATAAAGTAAAACGCATTCAGGAATTGCGTCGCAGTAATGCGGCGCAACCTGTTCGCAATAAAAAAACTTACACACGAAAGATCAAACACAAAAATAAAAATGCAGAGTAACGCATAAATATTCAGCTCGCCCGCATAGGTGAGGGTTTATCCACAGGCTTACGAGGTTTATCCACAACCCCTGAAATTTTGTGATTAATCTCACAAAAGCTGCGACACGCCGTAAATGGATTAGGTAATGTCGGTGCACCACGCTATAATACTCTCATACCAACAACGAAAGGCAACAAATGACAAAAGTAGAACACTCTCTCAAATTCGTAACAGAGTTTGACGAAACACATCCAATCGCACAGCGTTTTCTTGCACTAGATACAGAAGCGCAAATTACTATGCTAGAGGGAATGCTAAAAGAATTAATCGCACCAGCAATTCAGCCTACAATAGATGAAATTAATGCAAACGGTTCATACGCAATTCTAAAGGTGGTGGCATAATGGGATACACAACAGCACTAGGACTTGCAGATGAACTATCACTAGAGGCAGGGCTTGCTTATCACTTACAGGGTAATCACTATCCACCCGTTCCCGTTGCTATGGTGCAACCTTGCATAGATGCTATTGATGCATTCTATGATGAGGAATACAGCCGTGAGATCAATTTACCTGAAGGTATCTTATGGCGTGGTCAGACTTCCTGCCCTGCGTCTGCAATAGTTGATGCTCACCACTTGGAAGCGTGGCTACCTGAGTGTGACTAAGGTCACACAATAACATTCTCAAATACTGAGATAGGGCTAGACAAATGTCAGACCCCAATGCTAAAATACAACCCTAAACAGAAAGGAAGCAAAATGACAGTAAATGGATACACTTACAAGGTTGGCGATTTATTCACCACCCTGAAGTCAAAAAAGACAGGAGTAATCAAAGAGATTATTCCTAACGCGTCTGGCTCGGTGCGTGTGTTGCTAGAAATGCCAACAAAGGAAACTCGTTGGACAACAGTTAGCAACGAAGCCCTAGTATAAGGCGGTGGCAGGGG